GCAGTGTGTGCTGTAGATGTGCCTGACGCTAAGTGTCATTGGTATGTTATGTCACCTGACAATACATTTGGTGAGGGTTTTGATTGGGAAGAAGCACCTTGGTTTGATGCAAATGGATTGAATGATATTGCACCAATGCAAGCAAAGACAGTTGTGGAGAAATTGCAGGAACAAAAATGAGAATAGTTATTGTTAGTGGTGGATTTGATCCTATCCATAGTGGACACATTGAACATTTTAAAGAAGCAAAGAAGTTAGGAGATATCCTTATAGTAGGATTAAACTCTGATGAATGGTTAACTAGAAAAAAGGGTAAACCATTTATGCCTATCCAAGAAAGGTTGGCAGTTATTAGAGAATTGAGAATGGTTGATAGTGCTGTAGCATTTAATGATGATGACAACAGTTCTATAGATCTCATCAAAAAAACTTTAGTGTTATTTGATGATGTTTTATTTGCTAATGGTGGAGATAGGACTCAGGATAATATACCTGAGATAGATGCATTTGATAAAGATCCTAGAGTGCAATTTGCATTTGGGGTTGGTGGTACACACAAACAAAACTCTAGCAGTTGGATCTTAAAAGAATGGACTTCACCCAAGAATTCGATCTAGGTCATCTAGTTCTCCAAGAGAGAAAATGTAGATGCTGTAACAAAGTAAAAGATTTACTAACAGAATTTTATAAGACTCATAAAGATAGAGGGAGCGTAGCATCTTCTTACTCGTATGAGTGTAAGGAATGTACAAAGAAAAGAATAAAATTAAAAAGAAAAAAATTAGATAACAACATTTGGTTGTATCCCGATTGGTAATGTTCACCCATTGTTTCCCCGATGAAAACACCCTAAACAATAAATAATTACAAGAATTTAGAATTCACCGAGGAGAAAAAGATGCCCCTGAATTTAGCATCTCCAGGAATAATTGTTAAGGAAGTTGACCTAACCAATGGTAGAGTAGATCCTACATCTACAAAGTCTGGTGGTTTAGTTGCTCCTTTTGCAAAAGGACCTGTAGAAAAACCAACCCTTGTAGAAACAGAAGCGGATCTTCTCGATACCTTCGGTTCACCATATAGGGATAGCAATCATTACGAATACTGGTTAACTGCCTCATCATATCTTGCATATGGTGGTGTGCTACAGGTTGTTCGTTCAAATGAATCTGGTTTGAAGAATGCCTTTGTTGGTACTGCTTCAAGCGTAATTATCAAAAGTGGTGACGATTATGTAACCAAAGGATATGCAGAGAATAACATTTCTAATGTTGTATTTGCTGCTAAGAATCCTGGTTCATGGGGTAACGGTCTTAAGGTGGCAATGATAGATGGTCTTGCTGATCAAATACTAACTGGTATTGCTACTGTCTCTGTTTTAGGTTTCTCATCAACCGCTAATGGTGGTCTTGGTGCTGTCTCTGGATATGAAGATGGTTTAAGTCCTATAGATTTAACAGTTGGTCTCGGTGTAACACAAGCAATCCCTGCTAATACTGTGATAGCAGGTGCTGGTTCAACTTCAGTTCTTGATGGATATCTTAAAGGGGTAATCACTGAAGTTGGAACAGGTCAAGTATCAGTTAAAGTAGTATCTCATGTTAGTGCTGCTGGTACTGAAACTTCAGTAGACTACACACCTGGTGGAGTTTACGCATTTACAGAAGTAGGTAATGCAAGTGGTGGTATTCATGTTCATGTACAATCTGCTATCGGTAGTGGTAAGTTAGGTTGGCAAGCAAGCACAGTTTCATACGGATCTAGTTTTGGTAGTGGTAATTTCTTATCTGCTTTAACAGGTGCTGGTGTTACTGTTGGTGATAACCGTTATCTTGCTGCACAAGAATTTGCTCCTGGTACTCTTGATTATACTGGAGAGAAAGATTGGTTCGATAACCAATGGTTCACATTAAAAGATGGAGAGAAAATTTACTGGAATAACTTAGCTGAAAGACCAGGAACTTCTAATTATGCAAAAGAGAGAAACTCTAAGAATGACGAAGTTCATGTAGTTGTCTATGATGACTCAGGTAAGATTACTGGTAATGCAGGTACTCTTCTCGACAAGTTTACTACTACCTCTAAAGCAAAAGATGCAATCTACTCAGTAGGTAATGCACAATACTATAGAAAGGTTATTGAAATAGGTAGTCCAAATATATTTGCTGGTGGTGCCCCATCTGGAGTTGTCACTACTGATCTTGATGCAGATTTCAATCCTGTATCCGATGTAGCATGGGATCAGGATACTGAAAATATTTCCTTTGCTTCGATTGGAAATTATGTAGCATCACTTTCAGGTGGTACAGATTACGGTGGAAAAGCAACCATCGATACAACTGATGCACTAAAAGTAACAGTTGGAGATCTTTCTACAGGATATGATCTCTTAGCAAATAAAGATGCTTATCCACTAGATTTCCTTATTATGGGATCTGGTGCTCATGGTAAAGAAGAAACTCAAGCACTTGCTAATAAGTTAATTGCTGTTGCTGAAGTTAGAAAAGACTGTGTAGCATGTATCTCTCCTCATAGACAAGCATTCTTAGCTTCTTCTGGAGATGGAGAAGATTTGACACTTAAGTCAGATACGATTACATCTGCAATTACTAGTTTCTACTCAGCGATTTCATCATCTTCTTATGCCATATTCGATAGTGGTTACAAGTACATGTATGATCGCTTCAGTAAGCAGTTCCGCTATGTACCTCTAAACGGAGACATTGCAGGTATCTGTGCTAGAAACGATATCAACAACTTCCCTTGGTTCTCACCAGGCGGAACACAAAGAGGATCAATCCTCAATGCTGTTAAGTTAGCATATAATCCAAGTCAAGTAGAAAGAGACAAACTTTACTCTTCTAGAGTAAACCCAGTTATCTTCTCACCTGGTGCTGGTATCATCTTATTTGGTGATAAAACAGGTCTTGGTAGAGCATCAGCATTCGATAGAATTAATGTTCGTCGTCTGTTTATCTTCCTAGAAAAAGCAATCGCTGCTGCTGCAAAAGATCAACTATTTGAATTCAACGATGAGATTACAAGAATTAACTTCATCAATATCGTTGAACCTTTCTTGAGAGATGTACAATCTAAGAGAGGTATCACAGACTTCGTTCTTGTTTGTGATGAAACAAATAACACTGCTGCAATCATTGACAGTAACGAATTTGTTGCTGACATTTACATCAAGCCAGCAAGATCTATCAACTTCATCGGTCTTACATTCGTTGCTACACGCACAGGTGTTAGCTTTGAAGAAGTTATTGGTCGAGTTTGATCTAACTTTATTAAAATCCCAGAGGTAAACATTAAATGGCCATTACTAACCAAAACCCACCTAAGACCGCCGATAGGACAATTGACAAATTTAAGTCAAGGTTGTCAGGTGGTATCGCAAGACCTAACCTGTTTGAGGTTGTACTTGCATTCCCAGACGGAGTAGTTGATGCTAGTGTCAACGATCTAGATTCAAAAGCTAGATTCTTAGTTAAGTCTGCTGCACTTCCAGCATCTAACATTGCTCCAATAGTAGTACCTTTCAGAGGTAGACAGTTAAAAATTGCAGGTGACAGAACATTCGATGAATGGCAAATCACTGTAATCAACGATTCAGATTTTGCTATCCGTTCTTCTTTCGAGAGATGGATGAACTCAATGGCAAAAGTTTCAGATACATCTGGTAATACTAACCCAGAAGATTATACTAGAGATGCTTATGTCTATCAGTTAGGTAGATCTGCTGTTACTCCAAACTCACAGGAGTCTGCATCAAATATGCCTATTCTTAGAACATATAAATTCTATAGTGTATTCCCAACACAGGTATCTCAGTTAGATCTTTCATACGATAACTCTGATGCTGTTGAAGAATTTACAGTTAATCTCCAAGTACAGTGGTGGGAAGCTGCTGGAAATGGTGGAGATGTGGCCTGATAAATAAGAATATAAGTTAGTAAAAAACTAGTAATGGCGAAACTATTTGGTTTCTCAATTGAGGATAAAGACGAAAAGAACGCCAAGGGTATAGTCAGCCCCATTCCACCGACAGGTGAGGCTGGGGTTGATTATTATATTCAGGGTGGTTTTTCTAGTCAGGTTGTAGATCTTGAGGGTATCTACAAAACAGAACATGAACTTATAAGAAAGTATCGTGAGATGGCATTACACCCAGAGGTGGACAATGCTGTAGAAGATGTTGTAAACGAAGCAATAGTATCTGATACTAATGATTCTCCTGTAGAAATAGACCTAGAGAATCTAAATGCAAGTGATGGTATTAAAAATATTATCCGCAAAGAATTTAAACATATTAAAGATCTTCTTGATTTCGACACAAAAAGTCATGAGATTTTTAGAAACTGGTATGTTGACGGAAGATTATATTACAATAAAGTCATAGACATTAAAAAACCAGAAGAGGGTTTACAAGAACTAAGATATATCGATCCTCTTAAGATGCGTTATGTGCGTAAAGAAAAGAAGAAAGATGATAAGAGTAACTTGTTTAACATGCAGAATGTGCATGAGAATGACAAAGTATACTTTCCAGAAATAGAAGAGTATTTTTTATACACACCAAAAGCACAATATCCAACTAACATTGGTGTAGCAGGTGCAGGATCAGCATTAAAAGGTGTTAAACTTGCAAAAGATTCTGTTGCATATTGTACTGCTGGATTAGTAGATAGAAATAAAGGAACTGGATTATCTTATCTTCATAAAGCAATTAAAGCACTTAATCAGTTAAGAATGATTGAGGACTCTCTTGTTATATACAGATTATCAAGAGCACCAGAAAGAAGAATATTTTATATTGATGTTGGTAATCTACCTAAAGTAAAGGCAGAACAATATCTTCGTGAAGTTATGATGCGTTATCGTAACAAGTTAGTATATGATTCTAATAGTGGTGAGATAAGAGACGATAAAAGAATGATGAGTATGCTAGA